GCTCCACTCGCTGATGCCATACGTGCGGTGCCGGGAATAGCAGAAGCGGGCGAAGCAATAGCGCAGCGAATCGAATACTCAAGTGCTGTTGAAGCAGATAGTATTGCATTGAAACATCTTTCACCATCGAGGATTGATGATGTGCGTTCTTACCAATGGGTAGCACCTCACATGTTCAGCGCAGGTGGGCAGAATAGAATCCTGATTGCTGACGGTATGGGATTAGGGAAATCGTTACAGGCTATCCTTTGTGTTCTCAATGGGAGATTCAGTAGAACTCTCATTGTGTGCCCTTCAGTAGTGAAGGTGAACTGGTCTAATGAGATAGAGAAATGGACAGACAAGACATGGAGTATCATTAATGGACAGAGTGGTGAGTATGAGGTGGAGGATTTCACCATCATCAATTACGACATTCTATACCACCGCTCATCACAGTTGATACAAGACAGATACGATTGCATCATCTTCGACGAATGCCATGCGTTGAAGAATCCGAAAAGCAAGAGAAGCATTGCGGCAGAACAGATAGTCGCAGAAGGATGTATAGGAGGATTGATTCATCTATCAGGGACACCTATACTCAACCGGCCTATCGAAGCCTATCCTATATTGAAAATGTTGAAGCCTGAGACTTTCGCTAACAAGTTCTTGTTCGGTAAGAAATACTGCGCGGCTGTGAATAATGGATACGGTTGGGATTTCAATGGGGCGAGTAACATCGAGCACAGTAGCGACGGGCAGACTCTCCCTCTTATGAAACTCCTGATGGATGTCATGCTTCGCAGGACGATGGATGACGAACGACTGAGTGAGCAGATGCCTTCTCTTATCCAGAACATCATACAGATAGAACTCGACTCTGTTGAGCGCACGAAATATGATTCACTATTCAATTCATTGATGGACGAATGGGACCATTATCGTGTGAATGAAGGCACAATGCCACAAGGCTTTGTGCTTAATATGATGACCGAACTACGTCACATGGCAGGTCGTTGTAAAGTCCGTGCTGCCCTTGAATGGGCAAGGGACTATCACGCTATCACCGGCAAGTCTCTCATCATCTTCGCCCATCATATCGATGTGCTTCAAGCACTTGGTCAAGGCATTGGGGCAGAGCATGGTTATATCGATGGGCAGACGACGGACAAGCATCGACAACGCATCATCAAAGAGTTCCAAAATGGTGACTATCCTTTCCTCATAGCGTCAACCACTGCAATGAAGGAAGGAGTGAATCTCGACAAAGCAGATACTACATTGTTCGTCGAACGTCAATGGGTACCCGCTTGGGAACAGCAAGCAGCGGCGCGTGTTCGTAGAATGACTCAGCAATCAGAGATATGTCAGCAGGTAATTATCAGCGCGCAGAACACCATAGACGGCCACTTCGACAAAGTGGTCGCTGGGAAAGCAGCAATAGTTGAGGCGGCATTAGATGGTAGTGAACAAATCAAACATGAAATAGCAGAGGCTCTTGCGGAGTCTTTGCGCTCAGGGGAGGTAGTGATACAATGAAGATAGAAGGAGAATGGACAATAGGAGATGCACGGCTGTTGAAAGAAATATCAAAGGCCGTGAAGAAGAGAGAGGAGATAGGTGTAGACCTTAGTATAGACAACAAAGGCTTACCTGACCTCTTAGTAATGAATATGAACACTGGGCATTCAGTGAGGGTGAAAGGTGATGTTTTACGAAAGGCTGACCACACTCAACGAATTCGCCATAAGCGACCACCGAAGGTAGTAGAAGCATTACTCATGGAGGTATTAGAGTATTCACTGGAGGGTAAAGATGCCGCAGTGAAGCAGAAGTTCTGGAAAGACCTACGAGAATGGCTTGCGCAAGCCAAGGTGGGTGAAATCTGGAAGAAGTGGGAAAGGAAACACGAACAACGAATCAAAGCGATTGAGTCAATGCTCGACGAACATCTCGAACAGACTCTCACGAAGTGCACTGGTCAGACTTTCATCAAGTCTGAAATCGTGTCACAAGAACAGCGCGCTGTTTTAGAGCGTGTACCCAACCTCTTCGCAGAGGTTGAAGGCTGGGACGAGCCTGAAATCGTCGAACAAATGGAGGAAGAATATGAACCCGACCAAACGATTGAATGAACTGGAGAAAGAAGTCATGGATATTACTATCCGTGCACATGAACTGGAAACTGAACGAAATGGACTATTAAAAATGCAAGACTGTTGGGGTAGTGGGCACTACTGGGAGATACTTGATGTAGTTGCCGACTTCACAACGACATCAGAGGTAGCAATTACATGTCAAATATGTGGTTGTGAGTCTCGATTGATACAAACTGCGCAGAATGTCTTCGGCCCACAAAGTATCCCTTTGGGGGAAATGGTGAGTGAGGAAGAATGAGTGGGTGTATTTTATGTGGTGGCACTGGTGGTAGTCATCCAGCGATTATCAATACGATTAGTACCCCTTCAGGTACTGTGTGTATGAAATGCGTGTATAGTGTTGTACAGCAAGCAGTGGAGGTGGCAGAGTGATTGAGGCGACAATATGGGTTTGTCCCAAATGTGATGACTTTCGCTTCCGTCTTTGGGAATGCGATTGTGTAGAGGTGGCCGTAGCATGACAGAATGTGAGTGTAACGGAAAGCAATATCCATTGAAAGAAACAGGGTACTGGTTATGCATCGAATGTGGCGTACAATCCCCAATGGAGGGAGAGAAATGAACATCTTCGTACTTGATACCGACCCTCATGCTGCTGCACGAATGATGTGTGACAAACACATCCCGAAGATGCTTATTGAGTCTGCACAGATGATGGCATCAGCACTACGACGCCATGGTTTAGGCGATGAAGACCTTCCTCTCACAAGGAGGGGTACGCCGTACAAAGGAGGATATCCACACCACCCTTGTACAAGGTGGGCAGGCGATTCATATGAGAACTTCATGTGGTTGTATCAACACGCAGAATCATTAGCACGAGAGTACACCAAAAGATTCGGTAAAAGGCACCGTACACGTCGAGCCATTCGTGAAATGCATCAGACCTTCGACAAGCACTTTACCACTTTTGATTTCCCTGAAGATGGCCTCACACCATTCGCACTGGCTATGCCTGACGAGTACCAGAATCAAGACCCTGTGAAGGCATACCGTGATTACTACAAGGCTGACAAGTCCTACTTCGCTAAGTGGGACAAGGGGACACCTGCTCCTAACTGGTGGCAAGGGGTGACAGCATGAGTAAACCTGACATAACCGTTTATCGTTCAGAGATAGATGGTCATTGGGTGGTCGAGATAGACACACCTGAGATGCCCGAAACTAATGAAGGACCAGTCATGCGTATTTACCTAAACGGTGGACAAGTCTACAATGTTGGAGAAGATGTGGAGGTGACAGAGTGTCAACTACGATGAGATTCAGCAAAAAGTTGGAGGATGGGACATTCGTGAAATTGTGCTGGTATTGCGCTAATCGCAAACACATCCTCACACCAAATGGTAACAGAATGTATGCACCGAACTGTAAGTGTGATGAGGGCGCGGAGGTGATGATGTGAAGAAATGTGACAGTTGTAAAAGAGAAATTGAGAATGGAGAAGAGTGCTGGGAAATTCATGGATTTCATGTTTGTATCAATGATGAGTGTCTCGGTGATGTTGGGATGAGCGTACTTCGTAACATCCGAACGGTGGTGACAGCGTGAAAGTGGAAATGGTACCAATAGATGGAATGATGATTAGAGCATTAGTTGTTGATGGGAATGATGAGTATCAGAACTGTGAGAATTGCGGCAATCGCTGTTATAATCACCCTGACCTCGCCAAAGAGGATAAGGACTGGTGCCTCAATTGTAATGATGCTGAACTACAATCCAAGATGAGTGATACAGAGATGGCCTTGTGGACTATTCAACAAATGGACGCTGGGAAGATTGTAATTGTGGTGAGAGAATCATGAGTAGTTGCAGGCATGAAAAAACTACAACCCATCTTTTCACTGGTATGATATGGTGCTCTGATTGTGGATTGACGTTAGGGGGTGAAGAGGAATGAGTCTCATGTACCATCGTGTCACTATCCCATTCGAAGATATAGACCACGCACTTGGTCTATATAAGAATCTACAAAAAAGAGGAGTGAGTTTCGATATAGGTTTCGGCCCAGAAGGTATGGATTGGGAACTTGATTGGTCCATTAAGGGATATTATACCGCGCAAGATATCCTCCTCGAACTTGAGGACTTAGGTATAGACTACACTGTCACACTTGAACGGGGGAGGAAGGAAGATGAATAATTCAGTATATGTCTTTCTTCTCTGTGCTGCTACTTATGGTGGTGTTTTATTCTGGGCATGGAAAAAAGGCAGGGATGGGTTGTATAAATGACAGGCAATTACAAACCGTATGAGCGCAGAGTCATCAAAAGGAAAAGAACGAGCGACATGGCAAGAAAGCGCATTGATAGAATAATGTCTGATGGGAAGAAGAGAACACTGAGCGAAATCATTTCTGCAATGTGGGATGAGCAGGGCTGGAGGACTGGTCAACATATCCCTACAAGAAGCGAATTGCGACACCATATGGCCCGCTACTCGTCCGAAAAATACGAGAGTGGTGAATTCGACATCATTACTGGGAATAGGCGTGCCAGTCGAGGTGTCTACAGCGAGAGGAAATATTGGTGTAAGACATGAGGAAAAAGATTAGAGGTTGTTGGTGTCACGGCGGCGCTGTGACCTGTTGGGAGTGCATGAAATATTGCACCTGCTATCAGCCGAATGATAGAGAGGGGCACTTATTGGAGGGTGTTAAATGAGTTATAGAATAGGAATTGATTATTATCAAACTGAATGTGATGAGAAGAAAGAAATGAAGTGTAGAGCATGTAAGGCAGTTATGGATGTAAGTCGTGGAGTCATGACAAGAACTGGTCCCTATCATCCTAAATCGAAAATGGATACTTTCAGTTGTCCTAACAACGGACTGCCATGGCACGATAAGAAGGTGAAGAAAATCGTGCGTAAAGTCAGAGATGCATTTTGGTGAGTAAAATGAGGACAGAAGAAGAAATCATCAACAAGATGTTTGAGGCCGAAAAGGTCATGCGACATTGGGAAAAAGAGTTGCGTATGCTTACTGCTACTCACGGATTAGATAAAGCGAAGAATCGTAAAGACTTCATGGAGGCTGTAAGAAACTACAACGCTTTACGTGGAGTTGTAAAGACATGCCATTACATGTTAGGGAATCAGGAGTGTCCATTAATATGAGACATACAGTAAGTCATCGTTGCGAAATGTGTGATGGGGTTAGAAGCAGCCAAAAAAAGAGTCGAAGAGTAAAGAATACTTGGTTCATGTGTTCAGAGTGTATGAATAGTACACCACCAGATGAATACAGATGTAACGGTAAAACCGTAAATAAACAAAGATGTAAGAGATGGATATTAGGAAGAAACCACAAGTATTGTTCTATACATGAGGAAAAATAATGTTAGGTGCAATTATATTTGTAATGTGTTTTGGTTTCTCTTATTTCATCATACCACTTTCTGTTTGGTGGTCTAAAAAAACAGAGCAAAAAAATATTCAACAGTTATGGAGAGAAAGAAATGAAATGGATAGAATTCAGTAGATTAAACCAAGCGATAGAAGGACTAACACCAACAAGAACAATCAGATTATTATCCAAAGATTACCCTGAAGAGTATCTTTCATTTATTCAAATATTAGCATTAGAATTACCACCTAATAATTTGGCAAGTAAGAAAGCCATGAAGTGGATAACTAACGCTTTAGAAGTGTTTGATGATGAAGTAGAGTCCGCTATTTACATTCACGGTGATATAGGGGAAGCAATGTATCATTTTACTGAAGATGCTGATGATTCTGATTTTAGCCTTGAGAGAGTTATAGAATTCCTATCTATGGATTGTAGTAAAAGTGATGGGCAATCATTTGAAGTATTCAGAAACGCTTTCTCTGCTATGTCTGCATTAGAAAAGAAATGGTTTCTTAGGTATTGGTTGAGGACGCCAAGAAATGGAATTAATGCTGGATTGGTACAAAAACTACTAGCGAAGGTTTACGACAAGAAGTTAGTCGAAATCAAGAAGCATCATCAATTACATTCACTTTCAGATATCGCCCTCTATTATGGCTCAGGAAGAGAACCTCCCAACGATTTGACAGTGGGTAGATTCGTTGCTCCTATGTTAGCAAAGGTTGTTCCTAAAGAAAAGTGGCCTTCTCGATTTATTATTGAATACAAGTACGATGGGGCAAGATATCAAATCCACAAAGGAGATACAGTCATCATCTTCAATCGTAAGGGGAAAGTAGTTACAGAAAAATTCCCTGATATGGTAGAGTTAGTAGGCTCTTGGGATATACCTGAGTCTTTCATTATTGATACTGAAATTTATCCTGTTGAGGATGATGGACGACCAGCCCCTTTCAAGAAAATGGGAACTCGTATTCATTCTAAGAATGTGCAAGAGGCTGTTGAAAAATGCCCCGTAGAACTGGGAGTATTCGATTGTATGATGTTCAATGATGAAAATCTAATGGATTTGTCTTTTGAAGAAAGACTGAATGTAATAAATGGATTTCCAAAATTAACGAAAAGAACCCCTCAAATGCAACATCATATATTCTACAATTTAGCAATTAACGATGGTTATGAAGGAATTATGATTAAAGATTTAGATGCTCCATATGAAAGTGGAAAGCGTTCTACTGCTTGGGCCAAACATAAACCTCCACGATTTGAATTAGATGTAGTGGTAACCGGAGTTAGATACGGAGAAGGAAAAAGAGCAACGGTGTTTAGTTCATACGATATTGCTGTTAAAGATAAAAATGATTTTATTTCTATTGGAAGTATAGGTACAGGTTTTTCAGAAATAGATTTAATTTATCTAACTAATGAAGCAAAGAAGATAATTCTCTCAGTTGAAAATGGGACTCACAATCTTTCCCCAAGAATAGTCTTAGAAGTGACTTGTGATTTGATAACCACTGACAGTGAAGGTAACTTAGGATTAAGGTTCCCAAGACTTCTCAGAATAAGACATGATAAACCTGTATCGGATATTAACACAATAGAAGATATTCAAAGTATGGTGTAGAAAATGAAGACTGATACAGTTTGTTATTATACTGGAAATATACATAATGGACATATTCTTTGTGATAAATTCCTAACAGATACTGTAGTTACTCCAGACAAAACTATTGTTTCCTGCCCCGATTGTTTACGAATATTAGGAACGAAAGTTAAACAGAAATATCATACTCATTTGAATTATGATTTTCTTAAGGCAGGTAAATTAAACAAAGATAATATTCTAGAGTTTGCTGAGTATGAATCTAATCCTGATGATAAAGTAATATGTGTTACACCTAAAAACAAAACTCATTATGTTACTAATGACCCAAGGGAAGTAACTTGCTTACATTGTAGAAAATATAAATGGGGTACGAAAGATAATAGAATATTCATTCTAACTGGGCTTTTAGTTGAAAGTGGAATGGAAATGAGTAGACTCTCTAAATTAAATAAATTAGGCAGCCAACAATTAGAGAAAATGCTAGATGTTTATCTTCACGGAGGTAATGTATAAGGGGTGAGATTATTACTACCATCAGATATCAACATCTGGTGGGGGCAAAGTGAGAGCGAAAAGCCGTAATGGTGGCAATATAAAACAGAAATGGACAGATATATACGGAAAAATCACCGTCATTAATTACATGATTTATGGCGATATAGGTGAGAGAGATATGTCTGTCATTAACTATGCAATAAGGAAAACATTTGGCTTGAATAAATCTGCTCAGATTTTAGAACACATTGATTTTGAGATGGCTGAATTGTTTAATTTATATCAAGGAACCCACGTTCAGTGGGTATTTCCAGATGAGATTGAAAATAAAGAAAAGGTCATTCATTTGATATCTGAAGGATTAGAATTTCAAAGAATAAAGAGTGAATTTTTAGGAGCGACCATAGATGTTTACGAAAGAACAACTTGAAGGGATTATTGTGGCTTTAGCAAGCCCTGAGATTTCCATAGAGAGAGATGACAAGCAATCCATTGGTTACAGAATAAGATTAAGAGTGCATTTCAGAGCAATGAATAATGCTTTCATTTTAGGTTTGAAAGAAGCATTGGAAGAGAACGGAATAGATACTTATTATAGGAGTGAAGAGAAAGGAAGCAGACCTTATCCTTTACTTAGAATAACAAAGGTGGATAATCTATTAGATTTGTTCAGATTAATTCCACCTAAATTAGAGAACTGGAATGATAAATTTAATTCATTTCTTGAGGTCTTAACAATAGTATCAAACAAACATCATCTAACCCAAAAAGGGTTTGATAGAATATTAGAAATCAAAGGAGAGTGGAGTACCTGACATTAGTTTCAATGGGAAATAAAGAAAGACCAGTGTTGATAACAGGAAAGACCGGAACAGGAAAAACCACAATGGCTAAGTCGTTAGTAGATGATAATCACGTTGTTTACTATGCTAATGAAATAGAAGCCAAAGATTGGAAATCAGTAGAACACGATATTATTATCGAAGAGGTCCACTATAAGGCCAAGAAAGATATTATCATGAACGTGATACGTCACTGTAAAACAACAATCATATTAACTTCTAACAACGAAAAGGACGTCCCTGCTGACATTAAGAATTCCTGTAAATTAAGGAGAGCGGGAACAACCCCTCATATCTTAGAAGAGATTAAAAAATTAGCACCAAGAAGTCAGAACCCCAAGAATACTGAAATGAGTGTTTTTGAATTGGTTCAAGATTATCTAAAAAACACAGATAGGGATGAAGTGGCTAATAATTTGAAAGAGAATAAACCGGCTGATGTTCAAATAATGACGTGGTTAGGTATGAACTTACATCCTAACAAATTAGCCTTTGTTGATGGTAGAGTCAAAAGAAGATGGTCACAGAAGTATTTCTATGAATTATTGGCTTACTGCCATGATGGTAGAATGCATTCCAAGATTGAGTATCCCAAAAGAGGAGCATATTCCAAAGTACCCACCATATTGAGAAAATTGAAAATAAAACCAAATCAAGGTTATTTGCTACCTCAGTTATTACAAGATGAAGAGTTTGAGATGTGGGCTAAGAAGAGACTAAGAAGCGATGAAAGTAGAGTGATAGGTATGAAAGATAGAAAGAAGAAAAGAAATGCACCAATTACACCAGATAGAACTTTGAAATTAGAAGGATGGTTTTAGACATGTTATGGACAGAGAAGTATAGACCCAAGAGTATTCATCAATTGATTGGACAAGAGAGTTTCAAGTTAGATGCCGAGCATTGGATTGAGAACAAAGATATGCCAAATGTATTGCTACATGGTCCTGCTGGAGTAGGAAAGACTGCCGCAGCAGGTATTCTCGCATTAGAGATATTGAAGCGAGAAATAGATTCTAATTTCTTTGAGATTAATGCAAGTGATGATAGAAGGTTAGAGGTGGTACGAACTACCATTAAAGACGTTGCACAACAAAAAGCAATTGGAGATGTTCCATTCAAGATTATTCATCTTGACGAATTAGATGGTATGACTCCCGATGCTCAGAATGCATTGAAGAGAATTATGGAAAGGTATGCACATAATGTGAGGTTCATCATAACGGCCAACGATAGAAGTAAGATAATTTATCCACTACAATCTCGTTGTGCTAACTATTATTTTTCAATATTAGATAACGATACAATCTCAACATTGTTGAGGACGATTCTACAAAATGAAGAATTGCCCCTGCCTTCAGAAGAAGACTTAGCCACTTTTATAAGCCACTATAACGGTGATGTTCGTAGAACAATAACGGAATTGCAAGCCGCACTTGCAAGTGGAATAAGCCTGAGAAAGCAGACCGACAAAAGTTTGGAGCGTTATGATAAGATACTGAACTTGTTAGTAGAGGAAAAATACAATCAAGCACTAATGACGTTACACGATGCTCTATATTCTGGAAAAACTGTGAAAGACATTTGTTATGGATTACATGAAGTTATTGTTAAAAGTGATATGACTGATAATCTCAAATTCAAATATCTTAGAGCAGTAGGTGAAGCAGAATGGCGAGGAAATTCAATGACCCCAAGAGTGTTAGTTTCTTGGGTAGTATCTCAATTGAGGTAAGTAAAGAAAGGAAAAAAGAATAGAAAAAAAGGAGAATGATAAAATGGAAGAACAAATGAAAGAAGAAATAGAAAAGTATGCTGAGGTTATCGGCATTACTGTTGAGGATGCTTCAAGCATCTTTGATGGTATTGTCAAGGATAACAGTTTGGACGTAAAAACCGAAGAGGGACTCTTAGTAGCCCGAAGCGTTTTCAGGTCTAAATTCGCTCAGACAAGAGCACGAATGAAGAAAGAAGAAGGTGGAGAAGAAACGACAACAGAATACACTGGACCTACATATACCCAAAAGGCAAAAGGTTTCTTTTGGGCTGTAGAGAATGCCACTGATTGGGAAGAGAGGAATAGGAATAACATCTTGGCTGAATACCAAAGAGATGCTGATTCTGTTCTACAGGCTGGAAAGGCTGCAATGGCAGTTCAATTGTCTGATGGCCGATATGAAGTTACTCTCGTATTAGACGGAGAGCAGAACACTAAGGTTATGGAGAAATTGCCTGAAGTAAACCCAATGCAAGTTGATGATGACCGATGGCTTATCCCTGTAGATACTCGGAAAGCATGGGCAAGCGGTCAATCAAATCAATCTTATGGTAAACCTCTACCTGCTAACCGTTGGCAAAGAACGTTGATGTTCATTGGAACTCTTGGTGAAGGAGAACCTCAGCAATATCAATTGAGAGTTAATGGGGAACAAGCAGTAGATTTCCATCCAAGGACTTTTGCGCTATGTGAATTTGATTGTGTGCCTAACTCTAATAACCCGTCTAATCTTAGTGCAAGGAAAGACGGTAGCACAATTAATTCACTGAATTATCTGGATGAAGAAGTAGAGATTTTGGAAATCGTTCAGAAACTATTAGGTGAGAAGATTTCTGCATTAGTCGCTCTTGACTCTTATCATGCAGATAATTCACATAAGCCTTATTCTGAGCGCATTGTCGTTACAGATGGTAATGTGGCTAATATGAATCTTCAGCCTTATGATAACGGAAATCGAGTTATTTATCTGAGTGATTTGAACGCAGATTTCGATTATGAAGGAGAAGGGTTCTCTTCAACTGCGTGTTGGGTTCCTTCTAATATTGAAATTGATTTCGGAATTGGCAGCAACATTGTTGTTGTTGGTCGAACCTCCCAAAGAGAAGTTGATGGTGAATTGTCAAACGTTAGCATCAACGTTCTAGGGTTATATGTTGTGGATAGACATGGTAGTGCAGATGTTCCTGTGCAACCAGAGGAGGACGACGATTACAGTTGGTTCTGAATAAGATAGAGTTTAGGGGTTGGCCCAGTAATAGTAGAAAATCATCTTCCATGTTCATCGGGTGAGGAGGCTTCCATGTCCTCCTTTCTACTTCCCCTTCTCAATCTTAAGGAGAGATAATTATGGGATTAACATCAATGAGTAAACCAAAGCAAGCCGTAGATTCTGAACTTCAGAAGGAACTCCAATATCAAAATTGGAAGAAATTGACTTCTGAAGCAAGGAAGGAACAATTAGCAAGGAAACATTCCTTCATGGTTCTATCAATAGAAGGCCAAGCAAAGAAAGGTAAATCGGGATTAGGTCTGGATATCAGAACAGAAAAAGAAATTGAAGAAGGACACATTATTCGTTTCTTAGATTTTGATGATGGAGCAGAAGCAACTTGGAAAACATGTTGGGATTCAGACGAGAATATTTTCGTTTATTGTCCTAATCATTACAATAGTGATGGGACAGAGAATTATTCCTTGACTATGCAGAATGCGCTAAACTTTATCCGAGAAACAGAAGAAATGATTGCAGATGAAGACACGAATGTCAGAGCAATTGTTGTAGATGGAATGGATAAGTGGAATGACTGCGTGACTAACAAACTTCGTTATGAAAGAGTAAAAGGTGATAGAAAGAAAATGCAAGAGCCGATTCCGCCAACAGCATATGGAGCAAGAAACATTGACCATAACGAGTTGTTTATCAGTGTCTTGAAATTGAATTGTGATAAAGTATTCATCACTCATTTGAAGCCGACATTCAATGACCACATGAATCCTACACCAACAGGTTTCGTACCTTCTTGGAACAAAGACGTTCCAGATAAGATGCTTCAAATGGTGAGTATTAGGGACGAGAGTGTAGGTAACAACATCAAGTATGTTGCTCGGCTCAAGGCAAGTAAAACCAATCCCGGTATGATTGGTAAGACGTGGACTATCTTTGAATCTAAAGGAAACGAAGCCACATGGAACGGTATTCCTGAAATGCAAACGAGGGAAATTTGATTCACTACGGGGTTTGCCAAATAAAAACAACACAGTTCATCGGCTCTTTTCTCGCAGACTTGCGAGAAGTGCGGCAAGGGAGGGTGGTATCTTCCGGTTGTTCCCCATTAGTGAAAACAAGGTGATAATATGGAAATAGAAGTAAACAAAAAAGAGATTGTTGAAGCGTTGAAAAATGTAGAGATGAAAGGAAAATGGGCCACTTCAGGTGGGCTATCTTCAAAGTCTTTGGGAAATTATATTTCTTTTCAATTAGAGGATAACTCTCTATTATTGATTAATTCAGATGAATCAACAACAGTCATAGAATCTATATCTGTTGATTCTGAAGATGAAGGTTCTTTCGTTTTAGATATTGAAACTCTAAAGAAGTACTTGACTAAAATGAATGATACGATTACATTTGAAATTGGAGATACAATCGTAATGAAGTCTGATGGTAAAAGAGCAACAATGCCTGTTGTTATTGAGCATCCCTTTCATGGTAGAATTGGTAGATTTATTTCGCAATGGCCGAACCTTTCCTTTGAAGAAGAATTAGAGAAGATACCTACTATTGGTTCAATGAATCTAACCTGTGCTATTCAGATGACAGGAGAACAATTGTTCGATGCGATTGATGCTTGTGAGATTGTTAACAATGGAGTCTACAAAATTGATTATGTAGAAGAAGATGAGTTAAGCGAATCTAAGTGTGTTATCTCATCTGAAGAAATCATCTCATCTTATCGAGAAGAGATTGAATATTTATCCTCGATTGGGGAATCTTCCACTGTTCTTTTCAGTGGACCATTACACCGATTCTTCGGTAAGAAAGACACTATCAATGTCTTCATCGGGGATGACCAACCAATAATTATGATTAGTAATAAGAGCGCATTGATACGTGCTCCAAGATTGAATATTTGAGGTGAAGGAATGAGAAGAAAAACACCCGCACGCTGGACATTGAAGAATCTACGTCAATTCTATTTTTCTAAATTGAAAGCAAAAGTTGTCACTGATGAATATGAATATGAGGAATGGGAATATCAGTGATTATAACTTGGATAGATAGAGATAAGTCTATCAAAATAAGATGGAGAGATGAAAAGAATAATCGTAAAGAGAAAAACATAAACGACTTTGAACCTTATTTCTTTATTCGTTCTACTGATAAAAGACCAGAAACATACAAGACTCGACATTATATTGGTCAAGGTAAATCAATTAAGCAAACTGGATTCTTCAAATATAAGACTGGAAATTACTACAACCTGAATAAAGAATCTCTGACAAAGGTATTCTATTCTCACCCTAAAGATGCAAAGAATGCAAGAAAGGTCTTTGCTGCTACTTGGGAAGGAGATGTTCCTATTCTCCGCAGATATTGCGTTGATGAATTGAAGACTGTTCCTGAATACGAATTACGTAAATGGTATTGGGATATGGAATGGCTACCAGATGAACACGAACATGGTGGAGCAATTACCGCAATTAGTGTATATGATAATTATACGAATAAAATCAAACTGTATTGGTGGAGTCATTGGCACGATAAATCAAACCAAATTATGAGAAGATTCAATTCCGAAAAAGCAATGTTGGAATGTTTCGTAAAGGACATGCAAAAGCAAGACCCTGATATGTTAATTGCTTGGTGGGGATTACAGTCTGACGTTCCTAAATTGATTCAAAGATTATTCGAAAATGGTATTGACCCAAGGGGCCTTTCTCCATACAAGGAAGTAAAGGGAGTAGGATTCAATCATATAGGGAAATTAGAGTATAGTGGAATTGAACAACCTATACGTGGGCGTCTTTGTCTTAACTTAGATTTAGCATTTGAAAGACAATGGATGGATGCTCAAAGAGGAACCCTACCTTCAACTTCATTAGAATATTGTGCGAGCGTTTCTGTTGGTGAAGGGAAGAAAAAGGAATCTAAATTTACTGATAGGAATGAATTCTTTATGAAAGCGTGGGAAGAAGATACCACGAATTATTTGGAATACTGTATGCAAGATTCAGAATTACTCTACAGGATAGATGAAGAGATGGGATTGAGTGAAGGAGTATTAGCAATCCAAAAGTTGGTTAAAGCACCCTTTGAGGACTGCTTCTTTGTCAGTCATATGGGGAGTACATATTTCATGAGAAACGCATGGTGGAAAGCCCCAACGGGTGAGTATGCTGAAAAGAAAGAATATGATGGAGCACTCATCTATAATCCGCTTGATGAAGGGACTAATGGATTACACACTAATGTTGCTGCATTCGATTTTGCCTCCCTGTATCCATCATGTATTCTTGCAAGGAATATATCTTGGGAAACTAAGAGTGAAACAGAAACAGAATTCGCAGTTAACATAAGGACACCAAGAGACTTTTCAGATTGCATACAAGAAGATTGGAAATATTACAAGACAGATGAGTTGGGTCTTTTGCCAAATGCCATCGCTACTTTGAAACCATTGAGAAAGGAATACAAGGCTAAAATGTTAGAGGCACTCAAATCTGAAAATAAGAAAGACTACATCAAGTGGAATTCTATGCAAATGGCAACTAAGCGACTATTGGCTTCTTTCTACGGTGTAGTGGCTCTACAGGGCTTTGGATGGTATGATGTGGATTTGGCTGCAAGTATAACGGCAAGTGCAAGAGAAGCAATTAGAGAAGCAGCATTCAAAGTGAGAGAAATAGGAGAAGAGGTGGCAGCGTGAGTCAATGTATAGAATGTGAGAAACCTGTTCCTCAAAAAGAATTGATTGATGGGGATTTTTGTTTTGAGTGTTGGTATAAGGATGAGTGGAAGAGATGAAGGTAGTATATGCACACACTGATTCTTTGTACGTCCCTGTTCCCTCAATAGAGATGGCTCAAGACATTCAGAAAGTATTGAATGAGCACATACAACAAAATGTATTTCCTAATATTATGGGATTAGAAGACCACCCAATGGATTTAGAATTCGAGAAATACTATTCTGTATTAGGAGTAGGAGCAACAAGAAATAGAAATGCTGGTTACATTAATTGGAAAGATGGAGTATATCTTGCTGAACCTGAGTTCTTCGCTACAGGGTTCTCCGTCAAGAGAATAGCCGAATCCAAATTAGCGAAAGAGGTACAGAAGAAAACCTTAGAGATGTGGATTAATCAGAAAACAGAACAAGAGATTGTTACCTTTGTTAAGAAAAAATATAATGATGTTCTTAAAGGTAGAATAGATAAATTAAACTTAGTTAAAAGAAGTAGAGTCAAAGAGAATAGATTGACTATAAAATGTCGTTGTGGTAAGAAATACAATGTAGATTATGTTAGAAAATTATTGAGTATATTGCCTGATTCATTATGTGAAAAGGATACCTGCAATAGCAAATTAATATCTTGCACTACTGTAGAAAACAAAAGACCCACATTTGGCGGAGGGTTTGCTGGAATGCTCTATTACAATGAGCACGTAAATCCTCAACAGAAATTAGATGATTCGTTTTATCATATCAAATGTAAATTTAATCCGAATCAAAAACAGACCTTTACTAATTGGAATGGTAAAGAGAATAAAGCGGGATATATAGCCGTTAGAAATTTAGAAGAATTGGAACCCTTTGAACCAGATTGGGCCTTCTTAGCAGAGGCTGAGGTTCTCAAAAAGGTGAAGCCCATATTTGATGCAATGGAATGGGACGCATCACAAATAAAAATAGATGAAAGTCAAACAAGTTTAGGAGATTGGTTTTAATGGAATACACGTATCAATGGAATCCCGAATGGGAAGAAGACCCCTCAATGCCGCAATTAAAAGTAACAAAATCATCTTTGAATACTTTTGAGTTTTGTAGGAAGCAATATCAATTCAGTTATGTAGAGCGTATGAAGAGTGAGCCTAATGCTGCAATGGCAAGAGGTTCAGCCGTTCACGATTCCTATGAAAATTTTTACAATGAATTCAATCTAAAGAAAGCAGAGAATTTAGACCAAAGTAGTTTGTTCCAATATTGTATAGGTTTGTTTCCTATAGATGATTATGGAGAAGTTTACCAAACTATGGCTGCTTTTGAAACTGAAAGATTCATGGCGTCAAAGGTAGAGAAATCTCTGGATAGTTATCTACCAGTGGGCAACGAAGTAGCATGTAATGCTAAACTCTTAATCAAGAAAGATATCAATCCTAAGTTTGAATTGAAGAGGGATTATACTGTTCATATACAAGGTATCATAGATAGAGTATTCATAGAAGGGGAAGGATATATTCCTGTAGAATTGAAGACTGGAGTATGGAAGGATAGAAAACAAACTCACATGCGAAACGAAATGGCCTTCTACAAGGTGCTAATGGATGCTGACCCTGATTGTAATTTTGACCCAATTACTCATTGGGCTTGGTACTATCCAGACTCAAATTATTTTCAGGTTGAGGAGGTCAAGAAAAGAAACCAAACTAACATCCCTAAGAGGATTGCTAAGTTAATTTACGCATATGAGCAGGGCATATTCCCCGCTTCCTACTTTCCAAATAAGTGTCAGCATTGTTCCTTTATTGGTATATGCGATTCAGCACAACAGGCGGAACTATGGGCGTGGTGATTTGTCCTGCAAAAATTGTAGGAAGCCTCTTGGTCAGATAGAGAATAAAGATGAAAAATGCATCGAATGTGGGAGAGAGATAGTTCACTACAATAAAGAGTTGAATTTTTGGGATAAAATAAAAATTAAAATTAATACTTGGAGGAATAGAAATGAAGGATAGAATATTAGAAAAAATAAATAATAAAAATTGGAAGTTTCATGAACTTTTAAAATTAAAAGATGCGGCAGAAAAGGTCGCTGAAGAATTATATCATGAATTAGAAGTAACAACTTTGTTAGATATAATATGGAATAAGAAAGTTGGTAGTGGAACTTGGGGTTCTGCATTCAAGAAACATGTGATTGAAGAATTAGAAGATGAAGTTATGAAGGTATTCCAAGATAAATTTGAATCAGCCACAGTTAATTTCGACGAAGAGGAAGCACCCACCATTATAGAGGAAGCACCCGAAAAGCCTGCGTCTTTAACTGAGAAATATAATAAAAGTGAAGACCCAATGAAAGACCTCATTGAAGGGAAAGATGTTCTTGTTGAAGAAGAACCTACTCTTGAAGAAAAAGATGGCATGGTTAAGACTAGAGCGGGTAACGTGAAAGTAAAGAGGGTATAGAATGGTATTTGATGAGATGCTAGAAGGACAAAAGAAACTAACAAAAACGATGGAAGAAATACATACCACATTAAGATTCAGTAATCGGATAATCATGATGGTGAATGTAGTTAATATTGCAACAATTATTGTGGTTGGTCTGGTGTTATTGAGATGAAATTTCCAAGAGAAGTTTGGCCAAGTGCAAATAAGCAAACGAACTCTTTCGCCAGTAAAAGAAAATTAGTTCACAGTCAAAAAGAATTCAATGATTTTGTTAAACTATACACTGGCAAAATGAATTGCTTTACTTCAGTATATGACTATGATGAGTACACTGAGAAGCAAGCAATTGTATCAACTGTAATTCTTGATAGGGTATTTTTGGATTTTGATGCTCATCATGGTGATGTTAACCCTATTACTGGCGCTCAAATAATTAAACCAGAAGCGATTGGAAAATGCTTAGAAGATTTATTCTTAGTCTTAGACTACTTACATTCTAAAGATTACAAATATGATATGTCATTTTCAGGTAGAGGATTTCATGTATATGTTTACGGGGAACCAACAAAAGACATTCGTAGATTAACTGCTTTCTTTAATCAAGTAAAACAATACACTGTTAATGGGACTTTAGATAGTTCTGCTATTTCCAGTAGAAGATTAAGACGTATTCGCAACACTATGAATATGAAAGCGTCATATGGAGAAGGTTGCTATTATTGCATACCTTTGGATTATTCTGATTTAGAAAAGAAGACATTTATTGATGACTTACTAGATATGGCTAAGAAGCCTAATTTTACATCTATTACTTACAGGGGAGATAAGTTAGTATCTTGGCCTGAAGTACCACCCATTGAGGAATCAGAAATAGAAGCAGAAGTAATCAATGTGGGAAATCTACCTATGCCCCCTTGTATGCATAGTGCGATAATGGTTGAGAATCCAACTGATGAAGCAAGAGCCTATCTTGTTAGTTGGTACAAAGACTTACTATTATGGGCTGACCCCAATGTAGGATTTACAGATAGTAAGGCCACACCGAGTTTAGAGTCGAGAAATAAAATAACGAGTAAAATAGTAAAGGAGATTAAACACTTACATGAAGAACATGAAGTTTGGTTAGACTTCAAAGAGAATGTCACTAAGTATAGAGTGAACTTCATTGTAGAAGGAAACTATAGTTTCCCTAATTGTGATAAACTAATATCTAATGGATATTGTATAGGAAAATGCTGGAGGATGAAATAAATGAAAGAAGGAAAACAAAGAACGCTATATGAATTTGGATTAAGAATAAATGGACAAACAAGCCTACTTGACTTTGTATCGGAAGAAGAAGAATGACTCTGATAATAGATAGTAGAGAGTCATCTGATTTATCTGAAGAAGTTGAAGAAAAAGCAAAGAAGATGAATATCCCTGTAAAGAAACAATGGATAGAAGTAGGGGATTATGTAATTGGTAACGTATGTTTTGAGGCTAAATCTACTCATGACTTTTTATCTTCAATAGTGAGTAAAAGGCTGTGGACTCAATTAGATAACATGGATAGATGTTATGAGAATAATATCGTAATTATCTACGGTAGTTTGCAGGAAGCACTCACATATACGAAGTATTCAGCCAAGTACAACAGTATGCCAAGACAAAGAAAAATACAACTACTAACCAATAATTTCTATGGTGGTATAGGTCGCATCATGCTTGATTCAGATACCAAACCCCTTTGGGTCAAAGATGCTTATGCAGCCGCTTCAATCATCTGTAGTGTTGCTAAGATGCAGCCTGTAGATAGACCACCAATTAAGCCTCATATTTTCAAGAGGCAGACTACTGATGACATCAGAATAAACATGTTAACGAGCATAAAAGGTGTTAGTGAAAAGAAAGCAAAGACACTTTTAAAACAATACGGGTCACTTATGGAAATAGGTGATTGCGATAAAAGAGAATTGTGTTCCTTAGAAGGGATAGGGGATACAACAGCAGACAGAATATTATCTGTCTTTAATTCCGAAAAGGAGGTTAAACAATGAATTACGATGAAGAATATGGCCACGATGAAGAAACATTAGATGAAGAACAAGAATTAGTTCAAGAGGTTGATTTACCTGCTATTGTTAGGAATTGGGAAAAGGTGGCAACCTCTTATTCTAGATTGAACAATATACCAGCAATAATAGGGTTCTATTCTCTATTAGGAGATATGGTCAAAAATATGGTAGAGATACCTTTCGGTGAAACTACTAACGATACTAGAATTCATTTCTGTTGGATTCAAACTGCAAGGTCAGGAAAAACTACTCTTCTAACGTATGTTCTAACTCCAGTTGCTAAAGAAGTGTATAAAGAATTACAAGATGACCCGTATATTGATTCTGATGTCATTAACCTCACTGATTACAATACTTCTTCTTTGATAGGTAGTCATTTTGATAATCCAGATTTTAACGAGAATGCTGAAGAAATATTCAATCAAACGATGGAAGCCATAGATAATAATGAATTATTGAATATTGATGAAAGGATTCAACGTATTAATGAAGCCACCACAATAAGGGATAATTCTCAAGAAAGATATGTAATTCATTATGGACCTATCAACGGGGAAGGGATATGGTTTGCAGATGAATTTGAAGGAAGTGGAGTCTTCAAAGATAAAAATCATAAAGAAAATATAAACATTGTATTTCAAACTTTAATGAATAATTTCCATAGTGGGGCAAACGTTTACGAAAAAATATTGACGGGTAAACCAACTATAACTCTCGACTCTAAATATACAGTTATTGCCTGTACTTTTCCTCCAGAACATCTATACAAAACAGTAGCACAAAAGGGGATATTACAACGGTTTCTTCCTTATATTTGGGATGTACCTGATGACATTATTACTGGTATGAGAAAAGATGTTATGAGTAAATTTGGAACAGTTTCAAAAAACCCCGGTCCTCCTTTACAGTTGAAAACAGGATTAATTAATTTATACAAGTTAACTAAAGAAAGATATGAAAAAGTAGGTAAAGACCCACTCCAAACCATAACTTACCATCCTACTGCTAAAGATGTAATGGATATGGAACATGATAATTTATTGAGATATATTGACAACGTTAATCCTAAAATAAGGAAAGTAATCAGATTATTCGAAATGAATTTGATTGAATTCATTGGTAAATTAGCCGTCCTTAATTGCATCTCTATGTCAGCAGGTATTGCTAAGGAAAAGGAAAGATTCATTGTTCACGCTCAGAATGTAAGACAAGGTGCTTACATAGTGCGAAAATGCTACATGGCTCTTGTAGATTGGTTAGAAACTGCTATCAAGATAGATAGAAGGACAATGATTACCAAGAGTAATTGGAAAGAATTCCAACAAGCATATGAGACCTCTAAGGAAAAAGCAAAGGGAACGGAAACTTTAGATGGAGGATATGTCTGGAAAAAATTAGTCTTAAATGAGGCGGGTAGGATATTACAGCAGGGTAAGGTCTGGATATACAAAAAATACAACGACCTGAGTGAGATGTTTGAAAGCCAAAAGAAAGGAAGATTAGTCTATATTAGACCTAAAACGGAGGAAGAAAAATGAAAGCAACTTGGGAAAATAAGTATGTGGTATTTGACGTGCAAGACGGACCTAAAACTATGATAGAAGCATTGAACACCGAAGGAGTGGATGGTTGGGAAGTAGCCTCTATTGTCAGTGTTGCAGGGAATAAATTATGCGCTTTTTTGAAGCGTGGAGATTACACCGTAGAGCCAACACCAGATGAAGAAAAGAAAGAAGAAGTATTGGCACTATGGGGGAAATAAATGTCAAATGTTATGGCAATTGATTTAGAAACTAAAAATCTATCATCAGATATAGGTGGGTGGGGAAACACCCACATGTTTCTTGTTTCCACAGTAACAACTTGGAATGGGAATACTGGAACCATTTATGTCGATGAGCCAGTGTCTGATTCTTTTGTTAAATCAGGGGTGCAAACAAAGCCCCTTAATGAATTAAAATTTGATTTAGATGAGCACTTCAAAAAGGGTGGACTTCTGTTAGGTCACAACATTGTGTCTTTTGATTTACCAGTTCTAAGAGATGCTATGGATATTTATTGTATCCGAAAATATATGTCTCAACAACAATACATTGACACAAGCCAATATCTCCTAAAGGAAAGGGGAGAAAGATACGCACTGAATAATTTAGTTGACCACACATTAGGAAGGCAAAAAACGCTACACAGTATGGATGCTCCTCGATTATGGAAAGATGGAGACTACGATGCGGTAGTAGACTATTGTTTAAAAGACTCACAATTAGTATATGATTTGTGGAAATATGGACAAAATGAAGGGACAGTAAAGGCTTTTAATATAGACCAAGAGGAGGAAATAGAGATGGAGGTGAATTGGTGATGAGTACAGGAGAAGTCTTCGGATGGATTATGTTTATCATTTTCATTAGCATTTTATTCTTCGCCGCCTTCGGTAGTACTTCTATTACAGAAGAAACTGTCGAGGATTACATCAGTAATCTGATGAAAGATGAAGATATAAACGTTAGAAGATAGATATGGTTTTGAAAAAGAAATGTATAGCGTGTGGAAAGTATAGCGTCCCAAGACGAATCAAAGGAGCCTACATAGGCTCAAATGATATCATCAAAATTTGGGAATGTCGGGTCTGTCTTCACTTGTGGAGATAGTAACAATTATACAATCTAACCAAGTGTAGAAATTAAAGTGACCAACATGTCAGTGGGGATAGGTGTCATTAGTTTTGGTCTATTCCTCCTATTCTTGTTTGCTTTCTACTTCACTATAATGACTCAAATCAATAAGGTGTTTGAAGAGGCACTATCAGATATTTTTGCTGAAGGTGAAATGCAAGAATTGGCTTGGTCAGGTCTTCACAACAAAAAGTAGGGCGAGGGGCTTCGGCCCCTTGCTCTTTTTTTTTATTTTCATTTTTATTGGGGTAGATTATTATTCCCTATCTTATCTTCATTTAAAAGTGACTAAAAATGAAAGATGACTTTTTTCAATAGAATTTCAACATTACACTTTTTTTCTTCACGGTTTATAACGTATTCCGACTTTTTTCACAAATTTCACCATAATAGTCCCGATTTTTCTAAAATATAATCAATATGGCGAATTCCCGTACCTATCAGATAACCAGCAAGAAGAAAAAAGACTGAACCAGAAGTGACAGTCATATTTCCTCAAGCAGCAGGTAAAGATATCCAACCTTCAGTTCCATTCAATCCGTGAGAACCACTTGTAGAACCAAATTGCCCATCAGTATAGGCCATTAGAGTTATTGATTGCATACTAGTTAATGTAATTGTATTTGCGCTAGTAACTAACGAATGAGCAGTAGAACCCCCATCTATTAAATCTGAACCAGAACCACTCATGATGCTACTATTATTAGGTATAATTGTAACATCTCCCCCACTAATATTTTTGAATATGAAAAACATTTGTGCTACCCCACTTGCAGAAGGTAAACGATAAGCGTGAGCAGTAGAACTAGCATGATTTAGACAAATTATTGTTTTAGTTAAAGTTAAGTTATCTACCCCACCTCCACCAGAATTAACTACTTCTACTGGTTCTAAAGAAGTATAACCGTTAGTGATTAATCCGGTAGTAGCAGTAACAGTAGTAGTCGCTGTAAGAGCACCGCCAGCAGTTACGTTATCTGAAGTATCCATCGTAATTGTAGTTCCACCATCAGATGCCTGAATTACGTTTCCAGCAACTCTTATTTTCCCATCAGAAGTGATTCTGAATCCTTCATCTCTTGTTCCACTACCGCTATGCGGGCTAAATACAATATCAGTAGCACCAGTACCTGTGTTTCTTAATTCCCACTCAATGTCTCCAGCAGGAACAGTATTCCAATATCCCTCAATACCTATTCTTTCTCCAACTGCGTTAACTGATGAATCTCTTAATCTAACCATTAAATTTTCAGTAGAAGACGATAATCTTTCTACATGTAATGGTTGTGCAGGGTCATCTGTTCCAATACCAACCTTACCTGTTGAATCAATGAACATCTTAGTGCTATTTGTCCCATTAGTGGAAGTTTGGAAAACAAGTTGACCATCTTCACTACCATTTGTATTATCTTCTATACCACCATATATTGCAGCATAATCATGTCCAGCAGTAGCAGAGGCAGAATCACCCAATTGGAAATGTATTCCTGTACCATAGCCGTTACTATTGGCTTCTCTTTCAATAGTTAGAAGTTGATGGCCTGCGCCTGAAATATGAAGTTCACCGTCTGGAGAAGAAGAACCTATACCTACCCTTCCATTTTTGATAACCATTGTGTCATTATCAGAACCAGCAACTTTAGTTCTAAATACAAGAGTACCATCTTCAGTGCCATCTGAGTAATCAGATATTACGGCAAATATCTGAGCGTAATCAATTTCTTCAGGTGAGCCTGCATCATTTTTACCGGAGAAAATTAAAGTCGCTATGGAATCATCATCTGCTGGACTTGAACTATTTCTGTAGAGTTTGATATCAGGAGAAGTTGAACCACTTGTGGATGTACTTTCTAATAATAATAATGGGGTCGTGTCACTATCTAATGCATATTTAATGTGTAAAGGAGCATCGGGTGTGGTTTCTCCAATACCTACATTTCCACCATTGAATAAAGCAGCATAATTAGTATCACCACCTGAAACTGTAACATCAAGACCAGTAACAGTTTGAGTTCCAGTACCCGCTCCTACAACATCAACATCCATACCTATTGCAGTTGAAGTTCCTTTACTCGATGAAGTAACATCTAAATCAATTCCTATATCGTTATGGGCAGCAGTTCCGCTATTTTGGGTTGCTCTATCAAAATCAATTTTTAATGTGGTAATATCTTCAGCACTAACAACAGTTGCTGCTCTATCTTTATCAATTATAACTCCGCCAAGAG